AATTTCCCTGATATTACATCAAAAACTTCTGAAACCGAAGCTATTTGAAACGAATGGGTTATCTAATGCACAATGCGCTGCAATAATTAAAGCGATAATACCATCTACCTTCGCCGATTTGTCAGCCTCGTTTTTTCTTACTTTTATATTTGAATTCACGTCCGTGTATACTTCGCAGTTCCCTAGCTGCCATCCGACAAACGGATTGCCCCTGTGCGTGATCTGTTTGCTCATAATCATCTTTTCAATAAACTTTGATGGGTTATTTAATACGCCCATTCCCTGTCCTACCTTCTTTACTGGTACGCCAGCATCATGCAGCCGGGCTACAATCGAAGCCGCGTTGTAAGCGTCATATCCCACTTCTTTTACATCATATATCTCGCACTGTGATTTAATGTAGTCGGAGATTTCTCTATCGTCCATCACGTTGCCTTCTGTGATCTGCAATATCCCGCTGGCGATAGCGACCCGGAATATGTCTTGATAGTGATTAGGTATTAGAGCCAAACCTTCTTCCGGCAAAAAGAACTTCCACTCCGCATCAAAGTCTAATTCCCCGTATCGCTTCAGAGTACAGACCGCGTTCAGATCTCGCGTAGCTGCCAGATCGAATCCCATAAACACGGCTTCGGGTTCTGGTCTTGGTTCTTTGATACATATCGGGTCATCCCAGTGTTGACGGTCGATCCACGCGGTGTTAGCAGATACAAAGACATTCAGCGTCTTGCATAGGAACTCATTAAGTGCCGCTGGTTTGTGGCTTGCTTCTTCTGCGCGTTGTTTGATCGCTTCTTCAAATACCGATACGCCGTGCATCGGGTTAGCTTTCCCCCAGTTTGCTGGATCGTGCCAATCATCTTGCAGGTCTAGGCCATAGAGCAAACCGAACCATCGTGGATTATCTACAGCGTCTCCGTGCAGCATCGACTTATACATCACCAAATCCTCGTGAAACTTTGTGTCTTTAGTAAATGACGCTGTTGTAATATATATCCGTAGCGGGTTTTTTCTTGCCACCATCCCAGAATGTAATACTTCGATAGTATTTCGGTCGAGTACCTGCGCCGCTTCATCCACGATAACGCATGAAGGGTTTTTTCCATCGCCCGTCTTTTTAGTATCCCGTGACAATGCTTTAAACATCGACTGCGTATCGCCCTTTCTTTTTATCTCATACTTGCTTACCACAAACTGATTAGCCATTAGAGGGTTCTCCATACTCTCTATAAAGCCTTTGGCTGCATCAAAAACGATTGTGGCTTGTTCTCTATTGGTTGCGACAGTAAAGACCTCAGAACCCTTCTCTCCGCAGACCAGCTCATAAAGTGCAATCACCGCGGTGAGCGTAGACTTCCCAGACTTGCGAGGGATGAATAGTATTACATCCGTTACCATTCGCTTTTTTCTATCGCCCTTCTTACGAAAGCCGTAAACCGCGCAGATCAGAAGTTCTTGGAATGGCGCGAGAACAATTGGTTGCCCCGCTAGTGGGCCTTTGGTATGGACAAGACGGGACGCGAATCCTAAGACGTGTTCGACATAACGAGCATCGAACTCCCATTCCCATTCTTGGTTTTCGTACTGATTAAGGAACCGCTGACAGGATAGACGAATTTCGGTGCAGACACTTTCATCACCGCGCACTACAGCCTTTGCGTAAAGGACGCCATCTTCCCAACTCAACCTTCTGGGCCTCGCATGAAGATAGCTACTTCACTTTCAGACTCGACCTTACCGGATGCCAAGCGGCTCCGGGGGGTCAATCCTAGTTCATTCATTAGCTGAATGATTAGCGTCATAGTTTTGTTGCGGATATTGATATAAGGATTCGCGCCGACCGCTGAGTTATCGAACTTGATAATTACGCCGTTAGCTGAAATGCCTTTGGTGCATTTTATATAAGTGTCGATATGATCTGCCAGCATCGCTAGAGCGTGCTTGTCTTGATTGTTTCCGATGCCGTAGACCTCATATAAGAATTCGGAAGTCTCATCTATGAACTGCGCTTTGTCCCAAGCGTCATAGTTGTCCATCCACTCAGCTTGCGGGATTCTTTTTTTGAGTTGGTCCGGGATCGGCGCGGCTTGAATCGCTGCACGTTTGTGCGTTCCGTCGATCAGGTGTAATTCTGGGGCTTTTCGGTTCATGCGCGGAGTCTAAGTATTAATTCTGACATTTGTCAAACTGGTTTTCGCGTAATTGCCTGCGCGCTATGCTCGTGAGGGTCGCGTCTTTTTTTTAGTTTCTCTTTGTCTTTCAATGACTTAGCTACGCAATAATTCGAGAGGCTACCCCCTCGTAGTCATTAATATAATAATCTTTATAAGAGCCGGAATGATAGTAGCGATAGATACCCTTAGCCTCTAGGGTAGTCTTAGTGCTATGGCATGACGCGCATAGTGATTGGAATAGATTGATGTAGAAGGCTTGCTTCCCTATCTGTTGCCACGGGAATACATGATCGACGTGATGGGCTTGGGTTACTATGTTGCGAGATATGCAGGATACGCATACAGGCTGCTTGCTTAGTTGGGTCTGTCGTACCTGTTGCCAGTGTCGGGTAGAGTATTGAGCATTACTCTCTCTCCTCTGGTCTGTTGGTGCCACATACCTACCTATTGTGTCCCTCCCCCCGTGCTTCAGGCAGTACACTGTTACAGTGCGTGGGCTATTGCAGCCTAACTCCGCGCAGGTCTGCTGCTGTGGTACTGTCGGCATAGTGGTTAACGAATACGTCAGTAAATACAATGGCTGGCAGTGATGCCCCTTCTACTAATAGCTTGGCATACTCTATGGTATCGGCTCGGTTACGTCCTGAGACTACTGCGGTGGTATGACCCCACGGGCTACCCTCATCATCGTAATGAATCTCCCTGACCTCGTAGTAATAGCCTGTTTCGTCCTCTAGCTTTACCATTCGGAGAGTCCAGTTCATCTTAGGAACCTCAGTTTGTAGATAGTGCTGTCGATTAGTCCAGCTATCTCGTCAACTAAGTTCTGCAATTCTGAGTCTTGGGGAAGGTCTTGGCGTTCGTCTTTAACGTAGTCATTCAGACTGATGAGGTATTCTAGGGCGGGAGTAGGCAAGAAGTAATCTTGTTCATAGTTAGAGATGATGCCGTACTTTCCCTGATACGCCTCTACAAAACTATCAACCAAGTCTCCTACTTCCTCATAGTACGCACCTAGAGCAACGTGTTCAGAGTATGAGCGAGACTGAAGGTGAAGGATATGAGCATTGGTGACACTGTGAAGCATTGTTAGAACGAAGTGTTGTGGCGTGTAGTCCATCTTAGTCTCCTTAAATCCGCTGGCGTGGGCTGCGGCTGCTACTTGTAGGGCTTTCTGTTTGGTAGGGAATGGGCCTTTACTGCCCCAATACCATCCGTCTTTATCATTTCTGATTGGCATATCTACCTCAGTTTATAACGATCCCTACACGGCGCACATACGGACTCAATAAGCCGTCCACTGTACTCCCCACATAGAGTACACTCTCCGGGTTCGCCCTTCGCCAGCGGCTTCCTAGCCTGTTTAATCAATATGTCAAGCCGTTGTTGCGCTTGATCATTCCCTATATCAGCTTCGTCCATCTACCATTCTCTGTCGATAACAAAATATCTTGCACTTGCAGCCCCCATCTTGCACCTCATTGATACCATAGGTTCTGAATCGTGCTACCAGTTCCTTTCTTGCTTCTCTACATCTCTCCTTCGATATTAATCTTTCCCGACAACTACGGCAATTGAATTGATATAGACCAGAGCCGGGGTTCTGCTTTGCTGTCTCACACTCAGGACAGGTCAAATTCCACGCCCGTAGACTCTAGCGTTGCCTTCTTGCCCGTGAACTCTTGCCAGCGTTTGACTATAACATCGCAGTATTTAGGGTCTAGTTCCATCCCATAGCAATTCCTTTCTGTTTTTTCTGCGGCAATTACAGTTGTCCCGCTTCCACAAAAAGGCTCAAATATAATTCCCGTGTTGACATTAACTAAAGCAATTCCCTTTTCCGGCAATTCAACTGGAAAGCAAGCCTTATGGTTTTCTTGCTGCGCGTTTGTGTTGCTTATTTGCCAGAAATTGCTAATGACATTTTTAGTATTAAGGCTTTGTTTATTAGTCGACAAAACGTAAATTGGCTCCCAGTCGCGCATTAAGGAACCTTTGAATGGAATAGTGCTGCTTTTCTTCCAGCAAATTTGCTCTACTAGATAAGGCAGTCTCCCAGATATTTGCTGTATATATTCAAATCTTGATTTCGCGTTATAACTTACATTCCAAAAAATAAAGCCGTCAGTTACTGCGAAACATATTTCCAATACAGAAGCGGCAAAATGTACATAATCACACGATGGAAGTTTATCCGAATATCCTTCTGAGTATAACTTAACGCTTTTCTTACCATTAAATATATCTCCCTGACCAGCTTTTGTATCTGCGTTATATGGTGGTGATGTAAATACCATATCAGCTTTTTGCCCATCCATCAGATTCTCTACCGCATCAATGCTGGTCGAATCTCCGCACATAACCCGATGCCTATCTAGCAGCCATACATCGCCTAGCTTAGTTATCGGAGTCTCTGGGACTTCCGGCACAGCGTCCTCGTCGGTTAACCCCTCGGTTATCTTTGGGTTAAGTTCCGCTATTTCATCGACCGTAAATCCAGTCAAATCCATATTGACCCCGAATTCTGTCAGTTCGGTTAACTCTAAAGCCAGTAACTCCTCGTCCCATCCAGCGTTCATAGCGATCTTATTATCTGCGATAATGTAAGCCCTTCTTTGCGTCTCTGAGAGGTGATTAAGCCTTATACACGGGACAGCATCCAATTCTAGTTTCCGTGCAGCCAAAACCCTCCCGTGACCTGCTATGATGCTTGACTGCTCATCTATTAGAACGGGATTGTTAAAGCCGAACTCTCTGATACTTGCTGCGATCTGCGCGACCTGCGCTTCACTGTGAGTCCGGGCGTTGTTTGCGTAGGGAATTAATGTCTCGATGCCGATCTGTTCAACCTGCATTGACGAATCCCTCAATAGCCCCGGCTTTTACTGCTGGTACTGACATTCTGACGCGGTGATAGGTGTATGACCAGACTTCCTTTCTACCCTTAATATTATCAGCCTTTATTCTTTCGCGAGTAACGTACCTCTGTTTTAATAGATAGCACATGACCATTGATATTTCGTTAGATTTTAACGTAGTCTTTTCAGCAATCTGGGCCAAAGTTATCTCGCCTTCATGCTCTCGTAGTAATGCTCTTATCTTTACTGCTGCGTTAGCCATTCCTGTCTCCTAGATGTATTAGCCGCGCGAGTATTATATCTTATATAACTACAGCAGCTATGACACATATTAGACCGCCTACGGCTGCTACGAAAGCTATTTTGATCCATATTACCAGCCGCCGATCATCCTCCTCCCAACTGCTTGAAATATAGCCCCGCCCTATGCCGCGAGGAGCGTTTAGGTAGGGTAGATACCCATCATAGTTCTTACTGCGTTCTGCGCCTTCTCGTGACGTTCTGGGGCTAGTATCGTAGTTAGAGTTCATGTGTTCTCCACTTCATATATCCACCCTTCAGCAAGACCATTCTTAATATATTCTCGTAACTCATCCACTTCCTCATGTAGTCTCTCTTTGAGCATAATGTGGGTAATCATGCCATTTTGATGATCAGGATGTGTATTACACCGATCAAAGAAATTCTTAATGTCTGCGTAGATCATGTGTTCTCCTCGTCGTAAGCAACTAAAGCAGCCTTAGCATTATTGTATTCAACCTCCGCAGCATCCCTAGCATCATCAGCGGCATACCAAGCATCGCTAGAATCAACAACAGCCTTCACCAGTTCTTCTCTAGTTGTCATTAGAAGTCACCTCTGTTTAGCGGCTCTGCCTGTCCGTGGCGTGGATTGTCCAGATATTCGTCTAAGTTGCGCTTTTCTTCTGCTTCTACTTGTCGATCTAGCCGAACTTCGTAATCATCTATCATATATTGATAACTGTCTAATACCTGTTGTTTCATTTCTTCACTCAAGTTTGCAAACGAAAGGATGGCACGAGCCACCGCTATTTGATACATTGAATTAGCTTTATCCACTTCTTTTTTAATGTCCATTAAATTCTCCTTTATACAATTCAACCAGTTTAGATAATTCGTTATATTTTTCTTCGAGAGCAATATATTTTTTTACCAAATCATTATGGTCCGCGACCATTTGATCTACCTTTATCTCTTTCAAATTAAATATGTCCATTACATACTCCCGCATTGATCAATTATTGATGTTATTGCTACCGCAAGCACTATTATAACCACGATCAGCCACGGGGTAGGCTCGAATGGCTTGCGGGGTGGGCGGGGAAAGAACTCGTCATATTTACTCATCTGTATCTCCTTATTGAATACACAGGCTATCAACGCCAAGAAGGGTTTTTATCTGGTCGATAACGCCCTGACGAGTCTCACTAGAAAACTCAACAAGTTCACCTTGTAACTCTAAGACATTTGTCCTAATAGGAATTCCCTCGCACTCACCTACCCAACGAGTCTGAAAATCATTACCTTCATATCCCTCAAAGCAATAAATCCATGTTTTGGTATTAATCATTTGTATCTCCAGAGAATCCTCCCCGAAGGGAGGAAGGTTGTTAGTATGAGAAAAATCCGGCTTGGCTGACTACTCCTAGATACCCGCCAACTGATGTTTTTCTGTTTACGAGTTCGTTTAGGTTTACAGCACCGATCCACCTGCCCCACGCTGCGTTAAATACAACAATGTATTCAGCTTCGTTCCCGGCTCTGTCGAAATGTCTACCTGCGAGTTTAGCTACAGCAGAGGTAGCTTTCTCAGCAGCGGCTTGCGTCTTGTAATTCTTGCACGGGTTAGCATTGGTGGCTCTGTATTCTTCTACTCGTGCAATCAAGTTGTCTATGATATTCATGATTATTGCCCCTTCACAAAAGCTACTGCATCAAAGATTGTGTAGAATCTTGCTATCACATTACGGCGTTCGTTTCTAATGATCCAGACTGTGATTCCGCTTTTTACTGTTGAGGTTCTTTGTATTGTTAACATTTTGTTTCTCCTGTTTTGGGCTTCAAAATGAATCCCGATGTAGAGAATATTAAAGAGATGTATTAGAACTGTCAACATATTTATAATACATTTATTTATCTAATAGAATCAATCTTTTACAAAGGCTTTCCCGCTTCCCGCTTTGCCCGTTTCGATATATTTCGGTGCAAACGGGTAAAAGACAGTCTCCGCCGGACACGGATAATCTGAACGAAAAAAAGGGCCACGATTTCTCGTAGCCCCCTTTCCCTTTGCTGCTTTGATGGAGGGTGTCGCAACTACCAGATTACGACTCTTTCATTATATATCAGAACGGCAAATCCGAAGGCATATCGTCAAACGGCGTAGAGTATGGGTCGGTTACTTTTTGAGTCTTTATTGGCACTACGTTATCCGTCTCTTTTGCCTTCCCTCCCAAAAACTGCACTGTATCAGCCGCGATCTTGGTAGAGTATTTCACTGCACCAGACTTGTCCTGATACTTGTCCGTTTGCAGCCGACCTTGTACGAACACCTGAGAGCCTTTGCCGATGTACTGGCCGCAAAGTTCTGCTAGCTTACCGAAGGCTGAAATATTTACCCACTCAACTCCTTCAGACTTTTTGGTTTTCCAATCGCAAGCAATACTAAAACTAGCTACAGAATCGCCAGCCGGGGTGACGCGCAACTCTACATCCCGCCCTAATCTCCCGATACCACTCCACTGATTCAGATCAGACATTTTTATTCTCCAGTTGAATTAACTCATCATCTACGTCTATTGAAAATAATTGATTTAACGAATCTTCTACTTCGCTTAAAAATTTATGCACTTCGGTTTCCATCTTCTTTATTAAAGCGTCATCACGATCCAGCCTGACTATAAATAGCTGTAGATGATTCGGGACTCGTGGGTCATAGCTTACAAAGTCGCACCAAGCCCGACCTGTTACCCACATTTGCGTCTGCATTTGATTGACGTAAGCAGCCGGGGCTTTCTTGTCGAGCATATAACCGAGGTGCGTCTGGGTATTTGGACACTTAATTTCTAATAGCCCTCCTGTATCGTTCAGAAGCCCATCGGGTGACGCGCCAAGCCATTTTATCGTGGGGTGAGTATAGAACTCCGCCTCGTCTACAATACGCCCAGTAGCGGCTGCATATCGCATCCTAGCGTAAGGCTCCTGTTCTGTACCCCACAACATCGCCGCAGAACTGAAACTATCAGCAACTTGACCAGTGACACGTTCTGCAATTATCTGCATACGGTATTTGGCGCGGGTGACGGCCTCTCCTGATTTCCCCTTTGCTAGTACATCACTCATTTTGCTTGCGGTAACATGACCGAGCCGCTGCTCGAACCATTCAGGCGATCCCTGAGTTATCATTTTAAAAAGTACCTCCCAATAACCTTACCATTGTCGAGGTGGACGTTCTCTGTGTGGATGTTGTAGCCCATCGAGCGTAGATTATAAACCCGCGCTGATAACCTCATACACTGCGCCTCATACATTGCGTCCAAAGAAGTTATCCGGCGTTTCTTTTTTAGCTGTGCAAGTAACCAAAAGTTCTGTGATGATGGGTTCATGTCGTTTCCTTTTCTATGTGAAGTACGCCTTTATGCCAGAGTTCAAGACCTGCACCGAATCGCATTGCAGCATTTCGCAGCGCGTCTCCGATCCGTTCTTTGCTGGCGTTAGCCCCGGTCTTTCCCTGTGCGTCTCCATAACCCAAGCGAGTCACTCCCAAGACTGTCAGTCGAATCCACATCCCGCCTTCTGAGTCTACAAAGGGTAGTCCGTTCTCATCGTAAGCAAGCGGCTCCCAGTGCCAGCTAGGATCAACATCGAGAAGCCGATCTGTTAAAGCAGCGTGACCTACATAATCGAGGTGGACTACTTTCGGATGATGCCAGCCGCCACACTCACCGCATCTAATACCTTTCATGTAATCGGCTCGTACTTCTTCGGTCTGTTTTGCTGTAGGTTTTGGTAGTCTACCGATTAGATGATCTGGGAATTTAGTTCTCATCGTTACGGGTTCGGCTATAATTTTTTCCATTTCAACCTCCAAATATGGCAAAATGCCAACAAGTATTATAAATGAATTAGGGAGCTATGATAGAACTAAATTTACCTTATCCACCGTCAGTGAACACCTATTGGGGGTTCCGTGGATCAAGACGGTTTTTAACTAAGACCGCTAATGACTTTAAACTAATAGTTAATCTTGCCAGCAAAAGGGCTAGATTCGGTGCTGATAAAGTAGGCATTGAAGTTATACTCCACGCGCCAGATCGCAGACGCAGAGACTTAGATAATTCCACCAAAAGTTTGGGTGATGCCCTACAGCAAGCGGGAGTATTCGATGATGATTCTCAAATAGACGAATGGAAAATATCTCGCGGTAGCGTTATTAAGGGAGGTTGTTGCATAGTGCGAATTAGGTCTTTACAAGATTAGTATTTATATATATTGTACTGCTATCGGGATTAGTAACCCCGACTTCAGAGAGGGAGTCAGTTATGCAATTCAGTATTTTTTTCGGTGAGATAAGGGCTTACAGCCTACCCCTTTCTATGGTTGTATGCCTGTCGGGTTACTACCGGCTCTCACCGTAAAGGATATTGATATGCACTATTATAAATTTAACATTGCAGACTATCGGAAGGATACGGCTCATTTAACTCCGATCGAGCATTACATTTATCGCAGCTTAATAGATTGGTACTATCTGGACGAGTTGCCAATACCGAAAGAAACCGAGTCGGTTATTCGTCGCTTATCACTCGATAACCACTCGCTTGGGTTATTGCAAAATGTGCTACATGACTTCTTTAAACTCTCCGAAACTGGGTACATCCATAAACGCATCGACATAGAAATTGCCGAATATCACGGCATGATTAAGGCAAATACTGCGAATGGGAAGAAAGGTGGCAGACCTGCAAAGCCAACAACCAAGCGGGATAAAACCGAGTCGGTTAAATCCGTTAACCGAAACGAAAGCGAAATTAACCCTAACTATAAACCACTAACCATAAACCAAGAACCATTAACCACTATAGAGAGTCTGCGCGGTTCGCGCCTAAATATTCCCCAAATTCATGATGAATGGGTGAACTGGGCGATACTAGAAAGACCAGAACTCACCGCCTCTAAAGTAAATTCTATCTACGAGCAATTCTATGATTACTGGAAGGCTCAACCGGGAAGCAAAGGAATTAAGTTAGATTGGTTTGCTACTTGGCGTAATTGGGTAAGGCGTGACAAGTCGTTTACTAGGGTAGAAAGGCTGTCTATTGCAGAACAGAATCGAGCAGTAGTGGACGCTTTCAATTTGAAATTGGACCAACAAGAGGAGGGGGCTATATATGAACACGAGTGAGAAAAAGGAATTTAATAACCTGCTTATCGGTACTTTTGAAGTCTACGGAAC